TTATAAAGCCATGTACATGGGTTTGCAGCCATCTAAATAATGATATTGCTCAGGTTTCATGTATCTTTCAAAATCGCCAAAAAGATTTCGCTCATAAAAGTGGATTGCATCAGGGACGGAATAAAGAATAATATGCGTTGCCCCAATATACGCTTCTGCAATTCTCCGAATCTCTTGAATAAGCAAACACAAAAATGCGTCACTGATGTAATATTTATCATCAGGGTTGTTTGAATTGGAAACATCTATATCCTGATATTTTTCGGATACCGCAAAATAGTCGATTTTTACGGCTGGAATAAGTTCAACTAAATCATGATCGTCCAAATTGATACCAGAGCAACATAGAGCCGCCAATCCAATAACGTCACCATTTTTTTGGTTGCGAAACACGTAACAAACATTTTTCGCATCTGTCATGACATCATCGTGAAAATATTTGTCAATTGATGGGTTTCCGCAGGTGAATTCAGAAAATATGGAAGCCGATTCATTAGAAACAGCTTCCATATGACACTCATTTAAATTTACACTTAAACCAGCCATTGACATTACTTTCTTTTGACATCATGTTTGTCAAAGTTAGGAATGTTCTTTGCCGCGCGAGCCATCGCACGTTCAAAGGCGTTAGATTCGGAAGATGCTTTCAAAAATTCTTCCGTTTTCCCTGGAGCAACTTCAAAACCAAGATTAACTTTTCTAGACATTACAGCCATCTTAATCCGGCTCCTTTCTGACAACAGTACCACCTCCAACAAAAATGTTAAAAGGTGGTATACATAAGTCCTCTTTGTGAACTTATCATATCACCTTTGCTTTCAAAAAAGCAATAAGAATTTGTGAACAATCACAATTATTCTCTATTCTATACAATAATACACGATGGTATGATAATAGTTGCACAAATTTATACAACGGGATATGAAAACTCAAAATTCACTCTCAAATTATCGTGTCATCAAGCTCACTATCCTTGACATTTCCCTCCATATCTTCGCCTCGGTTTTAAATCGACGCAGTGACTATCCAAAATTGGACTGTCCGACTGCACAAAACCGTGCAGCCATGCTACAAGGGTCTCATTTGAAATGCGCCCCTTAGTGCGCTGCAAGGATTGGATTTCAAATCCTATTCTTTAATACCGCCAATTTTGGAGGTATTCCGAACTCAACCTTGCGCACAAATGATCGAGTTGCATTAAAGATGAACCCGGCCATAATTGACAGAGTTGCGGATATATGCCTATTTCGCGTTTTAAGGCCCCTCTACGGCATTTTCCTCTATGTGGAATCCTCTCCTCCCCCCATAAACGCTATATAAGCCCTCAAAGGGGCGCAAAAGGGAAAGCCGGGGGTTATTCCCCGGCTTCTTTTGCAATGTACCCGTCACCCTTGCGCCGGATCTCCGCATCATTGCCACGTTTAAGAATAGCTTCCACAGCGCGCATGATATCATCATTCATTGTCCGTCACCTCGGAAAACAGGAAATCATATTCACGTTGTAGGTCTCTAAGCTTTGAGTTGCACTCTTTCTCAAGTGCGTATACCGCCAAATCAGATGGGTGGTCTCGTCCTTTCCAATCAGGGTATTTTGCCCTTTCTTCATCTACTTTAGCCCAGCATTCATGGAAAAGTGTGTCACATTTTGCCTTGTACTCATTAAAAAGGGGATGGTTTTCATTTATTTTTTTCTTTGCGGACATAGTCACCCCCTAAATACTTCGTATCTGCCGTTAGAATCATAAATGTACCTATCGCCCTTGCACCTGATCTCTGCGTCATTGCCGCGCCGGATAATAGCCTCGATGGCCTGCATCAGTTTATCATCCATTAGCCTACCCCGATTTCCTTCAAATACGATTCATATTCATAGGGGATGCCAATGTCATAATTCTTGTAGTAATGCAGAAAATCAAGTGGGAATCTGAAATCACCATCAATGTATTGACCCGCTCGCAATCTTTCTCCTGTAAAAATATCAAACGTTTCAAAACACGCAAGAGCTGGGGTTAATGATTCTATATGCTCAATGATTTTATCTCGGCTGATAGTATTTCTAAACGTGCGATACTCTTCAAAGTCATCGGCATGGGTGCTATATTTCATGCCTTTAAAATACCCGAATAGCATCATTTTACCCGCCCCCTTTCGTTTGGCTTATACGTTTCAAAATATCCCTCTCTGCTGTCCCCCACATACATTTCCCCGTTAGGTGGTATGTATAGAACATCGGTTGGTGCTTTTACTTTTACGCCAAGCGCATTTGCAAGTTCCTCGGCAAAGCAATAATCATTTTCAATGCGCTTGCCTGTGTTGCATGACAGTAACCTCACTTTTTGCCCGTCCCATCCATTACTATGTCGAATTACAGACGCAAGCAATCTCGGCGACATGTTTGTTTCTTCCGACCCGAATCCGACTGCCATCTGGCTTCCGCGCTGAACGCCTTATAGTTTGCATTTAAACGCCATTGTCCCGTTCCATCTGGTTATCAATAGCCCGGTTGATAAATGCGTTCACGCTTTCCCCTCGGCCCTCTGCATGGGCCTTTATAATGTCTTTCTGACCTTTGGGGAGCGTCAGGTTAATTCTATCGTATGCTTTTGCAATCCAGTCATTCTTAGATTTAGCTGATGTTTTTCCGCCCATTCAATCACCCACTTTCTGATAATAGTATACGTCTATGTGCGTACTTACGCAATTATGCCTATTGCACAAATTTAGCAGCGCATACTTGTGCAATATCCCATCTTGCATACTTGCGCAATATGCGATATGATGTAATCACAGCGAGGGAACAAACGAAAACAGTTGAGACACCGGCAATCGTTGAAGCCTAACACCGAGATCACGGATAAGGGCGGAACGGTATAGGGAATGGGAAGCAATGAGGCCACAGCCCTAATGACCACCGCCGCCGGGGTTCCCCAAATTGAAGGAGGAAAGCACAATGAGTATCAATGAATTGGAAAGCAAGTGCCGGGAGCTGCGGCAGCTCCAATCCCTGATCGATGAAGCACAGGCGGAGGCCGATTCCATCCAGGACGCAATCAAGGCCGCTATGGGCGCTTCTGAGAGCATGACCGCCGGGGAGTATAAAATCACATGGAAGAGCGTGACCAGCGCCAGAATCGACACCAGCGCGCTCAAAAAGGCCCTGCCGGATGTGGCGGAGCGGTTCACCAAAGAAACCACCGTGCGCCGCTTCTCCGTAGCATGATGGGAGTGATCGCCGCCGTTGCCGGGGCCATCCAGATAGCAAGCTGGGTGATAGCCCTTCTGGACGCAATAGAAAAGCCCTCTGTACCACCGCCGTCCAAAGCAAGGCACAGAGAGCCGTAACCACCAACCACCACAGGGAGGCCGGTACTGCCATTGTACCGCCTCCAGCACAGGAAAACAAGGAGGAAAACGAAAATGAATTTCTTGTCTATGCCAAGTTCCATAAAGAGACTGTTTAAGATCATCGGTCAGGCAGACGGCGCCATTACTACAAACGGGCGCAAGGGACCGGAACTTTCCGTTCTCATGGACAACGACGTTTGCTTGCTGGATACCGAAAGCAAGGAGTATAGCGGGCGCATTTGCCTTGTGTACTCCCCCACAAAAAAGAAAGACTTATTCCAACGCCTTTTTATCGAGGGACAAACCGTCCTTGTATGCGATCCCACAGACGGAGAAGAAAATGAAACAATCCCTTTGGATGAATTGCGTGTAAGCGGCGTCGTTATTGGTATTGTCCGCAACTTAGACGCAGAAGAAAAGGCTGACTTGAAAGACTGGCGCGAGTTTGAAGAAAAATTTCCGCATGATCCTCTCGAAACTTACTATGCGCCAAACTTGGGCTATGCTCTTGCGGCTAAAAAGCATTATCGCGGGAACGGCTATGACTGCTTTATGTCCGGGTATCATTACGGGTTTGCGGAAGGCCGCAGAGCAGAAAAGGCCGCGCCCCGGAGAAAGCGCAGAGCCGCAGGAGGCAAAGCATGAAGGACGAAACCATGAACCGGCTAATGGAGCTTGAAGATATCCATTTGCAGATCCATTGCGCCGTTGAATCTGTGCGGCAAAGCTGGGTAGCCATGACGCAGGGGGACAGCAAGCCGGATGAAAATGATTATGATGCACTGTATGGCATTTACTCTCATCTTTCCGAGTTGGAAAAACGGCTGCTTGAGTGGAAAGAAAGCTACTGGAAATATGGATATAGCCAGTAACCCACGTTTTTCGTGCACACTGGTTCTTGCAATCGCTGGACAATGAAATGAAGGAAAACACAGAGCGCCATATATAAGTAGAAAGCCCACAGGATCAATCCTGTGGGCTTTTACTTACATAGGAGTATCTTAATGTGTTTTTAAGTCACTATAAGGCCGACGCACACTGAAATTTTCGTTGTACTTGGAGATTGCGACATTCACATCAAATGAAGTCCCGTTAATTTTGATGTAATTCATACCCACCGCCTTTAGGTCACTTTAATGCCGACGCGCTGCGTCTGGTCTTTGTTCAGCTTGAAGATAATGCGGCCCAATTCCTGTTCGCCGATCTTGAGGATCGCCGTCTGGTTGCCGCCGCCATACTGCGCCATGCCACGGGCCACCGCCGCCTCGATAGCAGCCGCGGGGGCCTCGATATTCGTCCCCTGCTTTTGGTCGCCGAGCACCGCAAGAAATTCCCTGTTCGGGGGAATGACCGCGCCGGTCGCCAAACGGGGGAGTTTGATCTTATCAAGGCGGGGAATATTGATGCCCTTAAATTCAAATCCACCGAGCCAATCCGGTAGCTTAAAGCTCGTCAGTTCCTGCATCAAGTCAAGTATGCTGTTGATATTGTTTCTGCAAAGGTTTGTAGCATTTTCAAAAAGTGTGATGATTCCATTCAGCACTCCCGCCAAAATATCCTTGATGCCTGTCCACGCCATTTCCCAATCCTGCGAAAAGGTGCCGCTGATAAATTCGATAATGCCCTGCCAAACGCGCACGAACGCATCCACGCTGCCGGACACCGCATCTTTCAAAATCGCAAAGAGATTTGTAACATAGTTCTTGGCAATCTGAATGATCCCACTTATATCAAGGCCAATCTTGCCGCAAACATATTCAAGCAGAGACAGCAGGTTATTGGTCATATCCCTGAAGCTGTCCAGCACAGCATAGGCAACCCCTTTCAGACCGTCAAATGCTGTTTTAAGTCCGCCAATCGCTGCAATAAGGTCTCCCTCAAATAGGCCAACAAAGAAATCCTTAAATCCCAGGACAACAGTTTTAAGGCTCTCTATCAGTTCCTTGCCGTGACCTGTAGCAACGGTGATCGCAAGCACGACGGACAGGATGCCGGCAATAATGAGAGGGATCCACGATTTCGTCAAAAGGCTGATTCCGAGGCCGGAGGAGATCAATCCTGCGATGGTAAGGAGTGTGTTTTTCAAATTCCAGCCATTGACATCTGCATCGTGAATACCCGCGACCATCTCCATGATCCCGGTAATAATAAGGCCGATGGCTGCGCCGACCTTGCCAAAGGCAAGTGCAAGACCGGCAACAAGGGCCGCCGCACCGAGCAGCATCCCGAGAAGGTTACTCCAATCAAGGCCGCTGCTCCATGCTCGCAGAAGGCTTGAAATGAACTGGAGCGCTCCTTGAAATGCAATAGCCAATCCTAAAGCCGTTTTCAGTCCGCCTATTAAGGAGTCAGAGAGTTTAAGCCCCAAAAGCAGCGCCCCAATCGATGTAATAAGGCCAAGAATACCCTTTGCCTTTTTGTCCGATAGTTCAGGACCAGAGGAAAAGTCGGGTGCGAGCTTATCTTTGTCTTTTGCATCCTCCGAGCCGGAAAGACGGTTGATCTCGTCAAAGGCGGCAAGAGATTTTGTTGCTTTCTTCGCGGATTTCCCCGTCTTATCCAGTGCGTCGCTTTCATTATACAGGCTCTCCGCTGCTTTCTGTGACTGTTCATAGGTCGTTCCGAACAGTTGAGACATGACACGCCCAATCGCTGTTACGATCTTTGTGACCAGTTCAACAAATGTGGTAAATGCCGGGATTAAAACCTGCAAAAGAGGCTGCGCCAATGTTAACAACGCACCCTTGAGGCGCGCTATCGCTTTTGTGGCCTGATCGTTGCTTTTGATTACTTTCCCAAACCAATCGCGAACGGAACGAAGCCCTTGAGCAATTAGACCAAATATAAATATGCGACGTGCAAGCCCTTTCACTCTTCGCACAAACCGGTCCATATATTCATCTGCTTTTTTACTTGCAGCGGCCAGCGCAGCAGAGCTTTTACTTGCGCCAGCAATCTGGGCAGAAAGTTCTCCCGCCCGGGTGCTCATTCGTTCAATGCTTCTGGTATCTTTGGCAATGGACGCATTCATAGTCTCAACCTTTTTTTGCACGCCATCCCATTCTTTTTGCAATGATGCTACTGTCTGCTCTTGATCTTTTATAGAGCTGGATGTAAAAAACGCATCGCCGCTTTTCATATAGTCCAGCTTCGCCTTTGCGTCATCGAGAACAGCCGCTAATTGTTTTGATTGCTCAACCAGCGGCATCTGATCTTGCTTTTTATCGCTGATTCTTTCGTTGAGCGCATTGATTTTCTTCGTCAAACGTACAAGTTCCTTATCTGCCTCTGCAGCATTTACGTTTACGCGAATAATCACGCTTCCGTCAGAATGAGAAGCATCCGTCATATAATCGCCTCACTTCCGGCGGCGTTGAGCCGCGTATTTTTTCATTATTTTTTTGCATTCTCTATTGGGCTGGATGGAGATTTGATCGATGATTCCCTCTAACAAATTGTACCAAAGGGGAGTGCCGCCAGAGCGTGCATAAATCGAATCTTCCCCAAATAAAGGAGCACAAACAGAAACCCCAAATAGATCATCAATCTGCCGGCGAATCGCTATGTTGGCATCCGAAAACAACCGGTATCTCTGTGCAAGCGGTTTGTTTACGTTTTTCAGTAATACTGCCTGTTGTCTGTCTATCGCAGACAAAGCTGCAAAAACCTTGTCCGCAAATTCCTGGCTATCGGAATCAATAGAAACCGTGACCTTGCCGTTAATATCAATTTCTCTTGTCATAGAAATAACCTCCATGCTCGTATGAATAAGCAGCCAAAGGGCGCTATTTTTAAGTAATAATGATAGGCGGGGACTGTTGCCCCCGCCCTCAATGTAGACAAGGTGGCCCTATACACGCACTTCCACGCCCAGGTGCTTTAGAGCGCTGCCTGCCGCTGTGCTTCGGGCAGGACTTCACAAAGGCTCAACGGAAAGGCGCTCCTGTGGCCTCTGCTGCTGTCTGCCGGGGCTTTCTCCCGTCTGGTAGCCCTTGTATCACTCTCCGAAAAGGATAGTTAGAAGTTCTCCACGGAGTTTAAGGATAGTTCATCCCACTTTTCGATCATGCCGGAAACTTCGTCCGGTTCTTCGCGACCGGTGATGTTGCCGCAATAGTCCGAAAGATCATCAAACTTCTGTAAAGCCTTGCCTTTCCAGCTTTGGCAGGCGTCAGAAATAGAGTTAAGGGCTATGGCCTCGCCGCTGTTGTCCTGCGCTTTAGCGGCTTCTGCGGAATAGTGCGAAATAAGCCTTAGCATAGTAGGGTTGTTTCCGTATTTTTTTACAAAAGCGGCGTAATCGACAGAAGTCATAACGCCGGTTTTCATCAACTCAACGGCATTATTGTTGATTGCGTCAGGGTTCACAATGTCGGCAGTGCGCACTGCTTGTTCCAGTTCGGCGCGGATCGTGTGGCGCGTGGTCTTGAAGTTATCCCAAATACGGGCGCTCACCTCGCTAAAAGTTGCTTCTGCGTCATGCAGCTTTACTGCTGCGCAGTCTATGCTTGCCTGTTTTTCTTCCGCGCTGTCGCCGGGCTTCCATGCGTTAGCGTCACGGCTGGCCTGCTGTGCACATTCGAGCGCATGGAAAGCGGCGTTATATTCGCTGCGGGCTTCTTTGAAAGCTGTATCGAGCTTTCGGGCATAAATGTTAAACTGGCTCATGGTGTGTTCTCCTTTCCTTACAGTTGACCGCGTAGCATGGCATTAAAAAGCGCGTTGCTGGCCTTACTGTTCTTTGCTTTTTCCGTTAGCTCTGCCGCGTACTTCTCAATGGTCGCGCCCAGATCGGACGCGGCAATACGATTTGCGGAAAGATCGCGGCGGGCAAGTGCGGCGGCTTCTTCGTCGATATTGTGCTTGTCTACGCTGTCAAGGCTCACGCTGCTGCGGATTGCTTTATAGTTTTCGCTCTGTGCCTTGCGCGCCTGTTCCTCTCGCCGTGCCTGGTATTCGACTTTTAGGCGGCTTCTGGCTGCTCTGTATTCAGGGCTGCTGCGTTCCAACTCGGCGCGGGTGCAAGCGTCCAAATACGCCTCGTCGCTGTCATAGTCGCCGCGCTTTACAAGGTCAAGGGCGCTACTCAAATCAAAGCCGAAAGCGGCCTTTGCCTTTGCTTCTACGCTCTCGCGGGTTTCAATGTTGGCCTTAAAGTCCATAATAAATTTCCTTTCTTTTTTATGCGCTTCTGCGCTGTTTTTCTTAAATGTCGATAATGATAACGCATTCGCAGTCTGATAAATAATCTCGTGCTGCCTGTTCCGTCTGGAACACCTTTGCAGGGCTTTGCGGCGCTCTGCAAGCCGCCCACGCGCCATTTTCAAGCAAGGTCATGAGTGCTGCGCCCTCTTGCTTCTGCGCTGCAATCGCCTGTAAACGGGCAATGCGGGCTTTAATGCTGTTGCTCATAGATGGTCACTCTCCAATTCCGGCAATTCCAGCTTGCCGCGCTCAATGGCTTCATCAAGCATCTGATAGGAGGAAAGGCTCAACGGGTCTACGCCCTCGATTGGGTGCGGGTATAAGACAATGCGCCGCCCGTCATGGGTACATGCGCCGTGCTGCATCAGGTAGTTAAAAGGATCTTCTTTTGTATGATACTCTGCCCCACCCTCGACAATAAAAACGGTTTCGCCGTCTGTGCGAGATTTCAAAAACTCTCGTAAAGCTGCAAGGCGGGTCTCAACAGTTGCCATCGGTTTCCTCCTTCCATCGCTCCAATTCATCAAGCTTTCGTAAAATGTCAAAGGTTTCAATCAACTTCAAGCCGTATTCGATTAAACTTCTTGATGCCGCAATTTTATTCGCGTCGGAAGCACCATCCCGCGTAACAATCTCCCGCAGGCAAGAAAGAGCTGGGTCTAAGCTCTGCTTTGCGGCGGTGGCCGCATCTTCGATCAGTCCAGAAATCGCCTTTTGGTATTCCTTTTGGAACCGTGGGTCTGCAAGGTATCTTTTCAACGTGGTAAGCCCGATTCCCGCTGCCTGTGCCGCTTTTTCCTTTGTCGGCTGTGTAAGCAGCGCGGCAAGGGCCTGCGCTTGCTTATGTGTCAAATTATCACCCCTTTTAGGGCCGTTTCTCGCCGTTATGGCCCTTATTATTACAAATACGCCCTTAAATTTTTGCTGATAGACGGATGACGCAGATGCTTAAACGCTGACCGCCGCAGCTTGACGTCTGGTTTTGCTCCGTACCAGAATTCCGCTATTATGGCCTGCCGTTCGTTCTCTGGGATAGCGGCAAGCGCACTCCACACAGCAAAACGAATGTCTGCGAGGTCAAATGCTGTCTCTGCATCCGGGTCTGGCGTAACATCCGCAATCGTAAAAGAGTCGCCCGCCCGGTCTGTCAGTGGCTCGTCCAGTGGCAGTGCTGAATTGATGGGGTCTTGCTTGTCCCGCTTCGTGCGAACACCCATAGCCGTCTGGTATGCCGTTCTGAGTTGATACGCATACCAGCCGATAAAGGAACCGCTGTCAATGTTCCAGCTTTCCAGAGCATCCAGCATGGCAAGGAACGCGCACTGCTCCAGGTCATCAAGCGTGGCACCGCCTTTGCCATCCAGCGCCCGGAGCCACCTCAAACCCTGCTTGATTGCAAACTTGCGTACTTCCTTCCATAATTTCAAAACATCGGCCTGTCCGCATTGTACCGCCGCCGCAATTTCGTTTGTTGCCATCCTGACCCTCCCATGATAAAATATCGTTGACAGGCAGATATTTTTCACAGGCACTCTCCCCGAAACCGGGGAGAGTTTTTCATAACAGCAACCTTCTTGCGAGTTCCTTCCGCCGCTGCGCGTTTTGGACACGTCTGCTCTCGCCATCCACCAGAACAACAGCCGGACACATTTCTTTCACCCGATCAAAAATGCGCCGGTACTGCATGGATGGGGGATCGTCCATCTCTTGCGGTGTCAAATTCGTTGTGATGATCGTCGGCAGCTTGGATCTTCCCCGTGCATCGATCACGGAAAATATTTGCTCTGCCGCATACGCGGTATCGCGTTCAACACCCAAGTCATCAATCACCAACAGCTTGTATGCGCCAAGTCTGTCAAGTAATCTCTGACGGTCTTTTGCGTTCTGCAGCAGATTCAACAGGCGTGGAAAACTGGTGATTGCTGTCGGAACGTGCTGCTTCAAGAGTTCGTTTGCAATCGCACAAGCAAAATGCGTTTTCCCGGTTCCTACTGGCCCATAGAACAGAATTCCGATATTGTCCTCTGCCATAGCAGGCCAGCGCTCTACATACCGGTGGCATAAGTCTGAGATTTTTCTGTTGGCTCCATCATCGTCCGCGAATAATATTTCCCCATAAGACAGATCCGTAATACCGTCCTCGCGCCGCATACTGGAAATTTTCAAAACGAATGTATTGTCTGCAAGCGCCTTATCCGCTTCGGCCTTCTGGGCCTCCGTACAGGAACAGGCGATACCAACGATTTTTTCACCGCTGCCCGGTATGGAAATGCGCGCCTGCTTGGCAGTATGGCATACTCCGCAAAACAGAAGCCCACTTTCATAGTAATCGCCTGACTTTTCTGTTGCGGCCTCTAATGATTTTTGAATGACGGTATCAATCATTGAAAAAGTCACCCCCCACATAATCCGCAGAAGTCTTTACCGAACTCCATCCTCCGGACCGTGTTCCGCATTTTTCCCACCGCTCCCACTTCTCCGCATTTCGGCAAGCCGCCTGCCAGTCCCGCATGGGGGTCTTGCCAACCATCCAACCCTTCGCCTCGTAAAAGTCGATAAAGCCTTGCGGGTCCACCGCTGAATGGCGTTCAGCCACATAGGACTGAACCTCTGCGAGCGTGGGGGGTGTGAAGCGCTTTGCGCGTGGCGGCGTAGCCGCCTCACAGCTTTGGTTTTGAGTTTTGAGTTTATTGTTTACGGTTTCAGGTTTCAGGTTTGTATTTGACTGGTTTACCACTGGTATTCCAGATGTATCGCCTTTTCCCCAACGCTTTTCGATGTTTCTTTTGTTACGATCAACAATTTTTTGATATTTCTCGTTATTTCGGTCTATGTCAGCCTTCATGATCTTGAACACCTGCTGGGCTGTGCCTGTAAGATTTGCTGGAAGAGTGCGATAAAGGTAATAGTCACAGGTTGCCTTGATTGCCCTCGCCGCATCGCCCTCAGGCATCAAGGAAAACATGATTGCCGCTTCGCGGTAGGTCATAAACCCCGGGGCTTCGTACTTTTTATCGTTCATCTACCCACCCTCTTACCCGTTCCTGACCAATCAGCTTTGCAAGCGTGTCCTCCGCTGCACGGGAGATTGTCGCGATCTCCCGTGATCTTCTCGACATTGAGCGGATAAAGCGGCGCACCTCGGAAATTTCGCCCGGCAAAAAGTAGCCATGCTCGCAATCAGAGAGAATGAGGTGTCCGGCTTTACGCTCAGATTGGATTTGCCGCCTGACTTCACGTTCCGGCCAGCCAGTAAGCCGCACCAAATCTGCAAGGTGCAGGCCATTTTCGCATCCATGCATCAGCAGGGAGGAAATCGAACCTTGACCGCCGCCGCCTGGGAAGTTATACTGTTTCTGGGAATTGACGCTCTCCAAAGTGTGTTCCCGCATGGCCTGTCCTGATGTGTCAGCATCAGGGCGGGCTTTTTTCCTTTCATCAAGCACGTGCAGTCCCTCCAACCTGTTCATCAATCCAACGTTGAAATGCCTCAACTGGAATTCGTGTGCATCCGCCAATGTGCGCAACTGGAAAACCATCAATTTTCATCCAACGATAAATCGTTGGGCGGCTAACGCTCGCGACAGATGCCGCTTCTGCAGGTGAGTAAAGTAAACGATCTAATTCCATTGAAAATTCTCCTTTCAGAATAGGCTTGACATTTCGTGGCATTGTGATACGATATGAACAGAACGATTTTCTGTGCACGCTAATTATACAGCAAGAAAATCATCCCGACAATAAAACGAGACCAAAAAACGCAAAGAACAAGTTTTTCAGTCTGTTCATGGAGGGGAATAATGGAACGACCGATTTTTCCAACCACACAAAAAGAAGCCAAAAAAAGTGGAAAGGCATATTCGTCAGCAGACAATAAAGCTGCCATTTTCCCAACACAGTTAAGAGAACTGCGGGCAAAAAAGGGAATATCACAGGAGGGACTATCAAAAGTTCTTGGAGTATCTAAGTCCACGCTTGGACTTTGGGAAAATGGAGATACATTGCCAGATGCTAAATCGTTGCACGATTTAGCCATCTATTATGGTGTAAGTTCAGATTATCTTATTGGACTATCTAAGGTGCCAACATCTAATGTGGATGTTAGAGCCATTTGTGAATACACTGGGCTATCCTCAGAAACGGTGAGTTTTCTCAACAATTATTCAACATGCGCACCGACTATTTCATCTTTTGTTACTCGTTTTTTTGAAGATATAGTAGTTTTGGATAGTTCTATTCTTGAAGATATGTGTATAGATGTTGTGCGTTCTGCACACTCACTTGCAATATACAAAAAGAGACGCGAAAATATGGAAAGCATTGAGGAAAAACCTTCATCGGAGGTATCGATAGGAACTGAAATAGAAAATATTATCAAATCTATGAACGGCGAAAATGACAATACTTTTACAATATCTGCATTGGACGCTTCTGCCTATTATTTGGGTTGTGCTGTAAATTGTGTAAGAGATTCAATTCAAAAAAACATCGAAGCGATGGTTGATGAACTCGCGGAAACTTATGATAGCCTTATATTTGAAACACCTGAAAAGCGGATATGGCCAGTATTTGACGATAAAAATGAAGATGAAGAAAGATTTCGATAAGTAAAAAACCGCCCCCGGTGGTGGAACACCGGAAGCGGTTATAGGGGCAGTAAACTTTGGGAGCCTACTGCCCTCCAATCATAACACGAAATATGGAGGAATTGCAATGCCAAGAAAATCAAATACCAGAGCGGCGCAAGGGTCCGGAAGCATCCGGCAGCGAGCAGACGGCACATGGGAAGCCCGCTTTATCGTAGGGCATGATCCCGGCACTGGAAAGCCGGTCAGAAAGTCCGTTTACGGCAAGACCCAGAAGGAAGTCCGGCAGAAGCTGGCACAGGCTGTGGCGGCGGTGGACAACAAAGCGTACCGGGAACCGTGTAAAATGACCCTGGGTGAGTGGCTGGATATTTGGGCGGATACATACCTTGAGGGTGTAAAGCCCCGCACAGTGAAGATTTACAAGGATGATATCCGGCTCCATATCAAGCCTTATCTTGCGGCGGTGAAGCTGGAAGAACTGGATACCCACACGGTACAAAAGTACTTCAATACGCTGCTGACCAGTGGAAAGAAAGTGCCCATAAGAGACAAGGCCGGAAAGATCATCAAGAAGGGCGGAAAACCGGTTTATGAAACGGCTCCGTTGTCCGCAAAGACTGTGAAGAACGTGCATGGTGTCTTGCATGGCGCTCTCCGGCAGGCAGTAATCAACCGATATATCCCACTAAACCCTGCGGATGGAGATTTCTGCAAGCTGCCAAAAGTCCAGAAAGAGGAAATAAAACCTCTTGATGAAAAACAGATCGCAGACTTCATGAAAGCCATTCAGGGAAACCGCTTCGAGGACGCTTTCCTTGTGACCCTGTTCACTGGCCTGCGGCAAGGGGAGCTGTTGGGGCTGACATGGGATTGTGTGGACTTTGATAACGGCATTCTGACGATCAACAAACAGATGCAGCTTCATCAGGACAAGGACATGAAAGCATACCAGCTTGTGCCCACAAAGAACAGCAAGACACGGACGATCACGGCGGCACCCTTTGTCATAGAGTGTCTGAGGCATCGGAAGATAGAGCAGGCAAAGGAACGGCTCCTTGCTGGCCCGCTATGGCAGCAAAACGGCCTTGTGTTTACGGATGCGGCCGGGAACCACATCACGAAGCCGACCCTCTATCGGGCATTTAAGAAAGCCGCTGCGTCCATTGGCAGACCGGACGCCCGCTTTCACGATCTGCGGCACAGCTACGCCGTGGCGGCGCTCCGCTCCGGGGGCGACATTAAGACCGTGCAGGGGAATTTAGGCCATGCCACAGCCGCTTTTACTCTGGACGTGTACGGCCATGTGACAGACCAAATGAAGCAGGACAGCGCAAGCCGCATGGAGCAGTTCATCAAGACTGTTTCCGGCTCCTAA